AGTAGATGGGCAAACAGCAACAGTTGCTACATATTTGTCACAAAAAAATTCTGCTAAAGATGATTTAGATATAGCACAAATAAATTTTTCTACTGCAAATAGCAATCTTCAATCTACACAATCAGTGGTTCAAAATGCTGGTAGTCAAGGACTACAGTACACAGTTTATTATCTAACAAGAGCATGGGGCGGTGTTGCTATAACGGCAGGGGCAACAGGATGCACTGGTGTTCTTACATCATCTTATATGCAACCAGGTCCAGCAACATGTTATAGGTATGAAGATTTTATTGTCAGATTTACTGGTAAAATAACAGTACCACAAGACTGGAACTCAACATATTTTGCTGGATATACTGATGATGGATTTAAAATGTATGTGGACGGAGTTCTTGCAGTAGATCAGTGGGTAGAGCAGGGTGCTACTTGGAGCGAATATTCTCCAATTTATAATACAACGCAAGATAAAGTTTTAGATGTAGAAATATGGTGGTATAACGGCGGAGGTCCAGGATCATTTCATATTGGATGGGGAATACCTGGAGGATGGACTGGAGTATATCCATCTGCAATGTCATATGGGGCTGGTGCTACACAGGCACAAGTTGATGCATACAATGCAGCAGTAACTGCAAAAGAAGCGGCACAGACAGATTATAATACTAAGTTAGCAATTTATAATAATAAAGTTACTGCATATAACACTGCAAATTCTACATTAACAGCGTATAATCAAACGCTGACAACTAAGACTAATACATATGATGCTGCTGTAATAACTACAGCAAATGCTTTAACTGCT